ATGAACATTCTGTTTCTGGTGTTAATCATGTTTTGCCAGAATGTTTGGTAAAACTCAAAGAATGTTTTCTTTTGTGGCTCAGGGTCAATGAAGGTATCATCAATACCCCCTGGACTGGGGAAGTTGGCAGTAAATCCAGATTCTGGAATCGGGTAGTTGTATAATCTTGATTGCTCCCAAACATCATAAGCCAGTCCTTGACCGACATTTAGGAATATGTCAATATTTTTTACATTCAAAACAAGCTTTTCGTCATCTGTAAAATAATACGCTTCAAACCCAGATTGAGTATCCACTCTTAATCGATTGTCTGTTGCTACCCAAGACTTTTTATTATCGGGAACGCGTTGAAGTTTAAAGCCTTCTTGAATGTAAGGAAACTGATTGAATCTCTCTAGGTAAATCCCGCCATAAGTAAAAGGCTGCAGCTGAGTTTGAACATCAACATTTTGTCCGGTGAATACATCCCCCGTTATTATAACCTCGTTTGGACTTCTATGGTCTGGAGTCGATTCATACCAACCAGCCCCCTCTTGAAAGAATACACCATTTGTCCCTGTAGGATTCGGAGATTGAGGAAATCCTAAATTATCCACAGGGTAATCATTACGACGAATGTTTACCGCTTCAAAAGTTGTTTGTGTGGTATAAGCCGTAAAAACCTCGCCTCTTATGGAAAAAGTGTTTCCTGGTGATAAAGCAGGTATTTCATTAACATAAGTTCCACCCGATAACTGAGCAAACTGGGTATCGAACTTTGACATGTTAATACGCTGGTCAGCTAGGTAAATGTTTTCGTTAAACTCAATCAGAGCATCCGGGGCACCTATTAATCTCAAAAGAAACTCTACAGACCTTCTTGTCCCTTTTGATTTGAAAAGATACGCGGAGTTCAATATCAAGTTACGGTAGAATTGATAATTTAGCTCTGTTGGGGTCTGAGACCTAGCATAACCAGGATATTCTATTGCACTTGTGGTACTAAATACACTTGATAAAAAGTCCTCATTAGTAATTGGCGAAAAGTTGTTACTCCAACCAAGGGTTTGTGATAAATTAAACAACAACTGAGATGGAATATCATTTTGCGGGACATAATGAACGGAATTCATATTTGCCAAAGCATCAATATATTGTTTAATCTGGTCAAAACTTCTACCATAAATCTGAAGGATTTTTTCAACCTTATGGTCCATGGTATCAAATTCCTTAATAGAGGCAGTAACTAAAAATCTTGAAATAAGATTCGTTTTGTAGGTATCTAGGTCTTCGGCTATGTCTGCAAGTTTTCCAAGATATTCATCGAATCTAAACGAAGAGATGTCTAAGTTCCAATCCCCGTCTTTAGGGAATGTTACTTGAACATAAGATGTGTAGAATTGACCTGCTTGGTTTTGTGCCGGAACTTGGAAGTTTGCGGTATATTCTGGCTGAATCAAACGGTTCATTAAGAACTGCTCAACCTCATCGAAGTTTTCCTGAAAAACTTTATCAACAATATAATTGCTTGGTCTAATTAAAAAGTCTTCCGTTGTGCTGCTGACTGAAGTTCCAAATGGTGCACCGGAGACAGAAAAAACTAAATTACCTGAGGTTTGACTAACCGATGGTTCAAAATCAACAATAGGGTATGTCTGACCGTTATAATCTAAAACATAGTTAAGGTAACTTCTAGTTAAGTTTCTATATTGGGAAGTTTCAATTTCCCTAACCATCATAGCTGTTGTAGCGCTCTGGGAAAATTCTATCAAGAATGGATTGTAAGCACTACCAACTGGAACTGTAAAAATTGTTTCCTCCTCAATTGCGTTATAAGTGATTCCTGTTGCCGTTTGTCCAGTGGTAAAATCAATCATTACCCTTCTTACATCAATAGCGGCAGGGAAAAAATTAATAATGTGGGTCACTGAAACGCTTAACCTTTTGGCCAGGGAGCCATATAAAGAAAAGTTAAGAACTTGTGATACATCATAATTGGGATATACTCTAAACTGAGTCTGCAGAATTCTTCTACTTTCCTCCAAAGAATTGACATCCAAATCTTCAAGGGAAATTGGATTAGAAAAAGTCCCAATAGAAAAGGTTCTGTTAACCTTTTCAGTAACTGAGGTTGTAAAATCAAAAACAGCAGAAGTTAGGCCACCACCTTCAACGACTTGAAATCCAACAATGTCGTCAAAAGTTCCAGCACCATTTCCCGGGGTAGGTGGGTAAAAAAACTTCGTACTATTGACCGCCATTAACTAACTATTGTTGTGAAGTTTTTAGTAAAATCAATATTAGCACCTCTGTCCTGACGAACCTCATATAGAAGAGCGTTGAACTGGTCACGAATTTCAAACAAGTTGTATTGTTTGTAGATGTTATTATCACTGTCGTAGATAGTGTAAATTCCATCATCAATGCTCTTGGTCTGATTTCCGTAAAGGGCAATAGCTAGTGAAGAGATATCGTATTCTACCATATCAACCTCAATTGTCACTGGGTTGAAGTATGTGTTTGACATTATAATATTCTGTCCTGGCTGACCGATAAATGGAGTTGCGTTTGGCTTGTTAGTTGGAGAAGATGAAGGTGACAGGGTACAGAACATAAGGTTGGTAACTCCATCAACATAACGATACCTGATTGCTTTTTGTGTTGTGTTTACCTGGTTAACAACAACTGGTTCACAATAGAAATTCGATGTTACAATTCTAAAAAAGTTGGGTATTTTTGAACCATCCGGATTTAAGTATTCCACTCTAAACCCAATCAAACCTTGTGGGGCAAACTTATTCCTAAACTGAGTTGGTACGTTGTTAAGGTCAATAATAATTCCTTTTACATTCGGCAGAGCTGAAAGCACACCGCAATCGGTTATAGATGTCCTTATTTGTGCAGGACGAAGCATCATGGTGTAAATGCCCACCTGGTTGAAAACGTCAGCAGGAAGCGTTAGATTGTACAACCCACCCAGCACCTCAACGTTTGCGTTTCCACCCGTTGCGGCATTGTTAAAATAGGGTCTCAATACACTTGGAGAATCCAATGTTGTTAAGACAAAGTTCTCCGTCTCGTCTCTCGAGGGAGTATAATTTAAAATGATTTCAACATCTTCAGGAGATACATCCGAAGGTCGTATAGTTCCATATGTCCCGATTGCCACGCTTAACTTGTTTTTTTATAAATAGTTTATCCCTTATTTTCTATGGTATAATAACCATAACCATAGTTTATTAATCCCGAAAGGGTAGACACCTCACCTAATCTTTGAATCTGTTGGTACACGCTGTTTTTACCCCTTTCAACAAATACATCCGTCACAATTTGTGGTTGGTCCTGAATTTTAAGCAACAACTCATCTTTTGTTATAGGCACAGCTGTTAACATATCACTGGTAAATCCACTGCTATTTTGGAAGTAGATACTTGTACCATCTGAATAATCATAATAATCGGTATCCTGAATGGTATATGCAGTAAACACCAAATTCATATCTGTAATTACGCCATAAGGTAAACCACCAACAAAAACTGGAACACCAACTTGATAAGGCACTGGTCCATACAAAACTAACTCAGTAATCCTAGAGGATGTATTGCCTGAAACAACAAATGGGACTTGTGTATATCCTGAAGACACCTCACTCTCAACGGTATTCACCGCATCTCCGGAAAATATGTAATCATAACTTACTGGAGTGTTTGCCCAACTACCTCCCAATGGGGTAAAGAAAGCCCTACCCAAAGGATTATAAATTACCGCATTAGTGAATGGCACAGTAATTTTCTTAGACACATCATTAACCCCAAACGGAGTTGTCTGCCTCATAGTAATTGTATAACCAGAAGGTGTCGTTGGATAGTTGTGGGAAAGAGTATCTCCGGTAAAAATCTCATTAGGAGTATTGTCCCCCCAGTTAATAGTATAGCTGGCTAAGGCAAGATAAGTGGCTGCTTTATCAGAGGAATTAAATACGCTGTAAACGTATGGCGATTGAGTTGATGCTGTGAATATAAAATTTGTAACCACATCCTTTTGTTCTGCAGCACCATCAAAGGGGGAATAATAACCCAAATCAATTGCTGTTTCTGTAAGCATAATACAAACACTTAAACCCGTTAAAATAGAATCACCATTTGTTCCCCCACTTAACACCTGGGTCATGGACGAGTAAACACCAATGGTTTCTCCGCTGATATCCACAAAAGACAAATCAGAGCTAACGTTTCCAGGTCCTACAACAAATCTATAATCAGCCATTTGGTCCTACATATTCATACCATTTTATGGGTGTTGTTGTACCCACCCTTTCAAAAGTTCCCATGTCAAAAACAACATATTTTTCACTCGGGTAATCGAACTTGTATAAATAATAAAAATTAAACAGGTTGTTCACCGTGAAGGTGTTGATATTTTGCAGACTCTGCGGTCTATTGACCATTCTTGTAAACTCATTTGTTTTGGCATTGTAAAATTTACAACTGACGTAAAACTGGTCGACGTTAATATATTCTCTACTCTGGAGCCAGTAAAGGAAAAAACCATCAGTATCACCCACAAAATCCAAAGAAAAAACGGGCTTATTAATCAGAACATTTTGTCCTTGCATAACAACAGGCATTTGCTCACCTTGAGTAGTTGGAATAATGACAGTTAAGTAATTCTGTTGACCAGCTTGAGATGGTGAGTCGTAAAAATCTAACTTAAAAAAACTATTGGTAAATCTTCGAGTATAGTAATAAATCTCGTCGTAAGAAAATCCTTCCGCATTGTAGTCAGTTATCCAGTTTGCCGTTGAAGACGAGCCATTCAAAGTTCCTCCAGAGAAAAAATAAAACTCGTAGTTGATATTTGTTCTTAGAGTTGGTGTTGGTTGGATTACATTTGTAATGGGGGGTGTAAAGGTGTAAGCAGAGTGAGAAAATCTCGTAGTCTCAAAGTCTATACCAAGCCCAGCAATATCTTGGTTAATTTGAGCTTCTAATTTATCAACCTCGTTTTCAGTATTGAGTAGTTCCCAGTCAAGCATGACGGGTATCTGCAGAACTTTGTCTGTATTATTAACACCTAATTTTACTTGAACCTTATTCACAATCATCAACTATTGGTTGAACAGCAATATCAAATCCACCCAAGACCTCTTGATAATTACTTCCTTCAGGAATTAATCTAAAGATTTGGTTAGAAAAAGAATAGTGCGCTCTGTTTAAATATGGGAAATTAGTACCCCTGTCAAGCTCGTCAAACTCACCATATAGATATGGTTCTCTCCAACGGAATTGTTGGTCTTGTTCTGAAAAGTATGCATAAGTGGGTATATTCTCAACTTGATTGGCTTGCGAGGTTTCTATGTAATCAGAAAATACTCGTAACACCATAGGGTTATGGGGCAAATAATAATACCCATCTGGATTTGGTGTTGGTGTTATTTCAGTAGTGAAAACTTCCTGATTGTACTGAATTTTTTGAACGTATCTTGAAATCACAAGTTCAAACTGGGAGTAATCATTCCATTCACAGAAATCCCCGTCGATTAAAGTACCGGGTTCTAAAACCCTGTTATAATAAAAAGTTTCTGTCGTTCCATTAGTTTGCGTGTAAGAATCAACCGGAATATTAGTATATGAATATTGATTTGAATCTGACCACCAAGTGTCATTATCATTTGTAATATTAAAAACCCACCCTTGTTTTAAACCAAACCCGTTATTTGACCTATTGAAATAACCACTATAACCTTTATTCACAATAGACAAAAACACTTCACCAACAGGTCGGTTATGATTGTCAGTAATCCCACTTAAAATTAAATCTTTTGCAAGAGTAACGTTATAGGTCAATGAGGTTGTTTTTTGAGAAATTCTTGTAATATCGTTTGGGGTAATTGAACTATATTCTAATTTTTTTTGGTTGGAGAAAGCATTTAATTCAAATCCTGTTTTAGTAACAATAATGTCTTTTTCGTTGTAAACAATTCTGTTTTTTCTCACATAATACTTTGAACGTGTTTCTAAAAGATTGTTTGGGTCTAAAACTCTTTTAAATGTACCTGTTACACCATCACTGAATGTATTGCCCGTGTATCCAATATCTTGGATGTTAAATATAAAATTTGAACTATCGTAGTTAGAATCCCCGAATGAAAATATTTCGAAAACATTTTCTTGGTCGTAAGAAAAAGATAATTCCACAAAATTACCATCAGTAAGATTGTGTGGCATTAAACACTGAAATGAAATTATGTTAGCACCTCCTTGTATGGACTTAAACATAATAAATGGTATTCCATCGCCGGAAGTCCAATTAACAGTTGTATTTTGGTATGTAGCCTCCATCGGCACTGTGTAATCGTTTTCAGCAGGATATGTCAAATAATATGTCCAGTTGTAGGTATAAGCACTTGAAGGTTGGTAATCAAAATGTTCATCATTAATTCTTGGCCTAAAAAAATCAAACTCGTAATATTGCGGAAACCCCTTCCAAATACCACTAAGCTTGGATTGGATAGGGTCCACATAATACAAATTATTTTTAAAAGGGTTGTATCCTGTAGTCCCAGTTAAGGTATTATCATACAGGTATTGAATTTTAAAAGTTGGTCTAAATCTAGATGATGCTTGTCTTTCGTCTTGATAAAGTTGAGCTAGAGAAAGAGAATTATTTCTTACATATTGTGTTAATTCTTTCTGCGTTTGATTTAAATCAATCGTAACTTGTTGGTCTACAATAGGAGCAGACTTAAAGGATAAACTCGAAGGTATTATTTCAAATCTATTATTCATCTGCTAAATATTTTGATTTAAACCTATCCAAGGATGTTGAGCCTTTTATAAGTCCGAAGTAGAAATGGTTTGGCGCACCTACGGCAAAAACATCAGGGTAGTTACCTGCAGTGGTCGAGTAATTACCATTAGCATCTACGTTAAAAATATACCCTCTCGCATCGATATCGTTTAACTGAGAATTAGAACCAAGAAAATATGATGGCTGGGATGGATTAGTTCGGTCTTGAGCTTGATAATTTTTACTGAAAATATCCGAATTATCAGTAGCCCAGTCATTGCTTTGGGTGCCAAAAATACCAACCTCATTCCCCAAATTCAACACTTGATTTAAAGTAGACCACAATTGAGCAACATCATCTCTTCTCCAACGATAAAAAGGTACTCTTTGAGATTTTAAATCGTAATAATATGGAAATGCGTTTGATGAGGGTGTTGGTCTGAAATTAATTCTTCCTGGGGACAAGAAGTCTTTATACTGCAAGTCTTCAGTGGTAGAGGAAAAGAAAACCCCCATAACAGAAAAACCATTTGGATTTCTAGAGATATAAATCGGATTGTTTGGGTCATTTGGGTCGTCTTGATAACTTTGTGAACTAAATTTAATTACCCCAAACTCCGAATTGATTGACAGTAGCTGCGTAATATCACCATCAAGTCTAAGAATTCGTCTTGAGAACAAAGTATTTATTACTGCATTAGTCCCGAAAACTCCGCTAATCAGCACCAAAAATTGTAAATATTTTGCATTTGTCATTCTTGTAATTACAAATAAGTTCAATAAATCACTTGTGTCACCATAACTCGATGGTGTTAGAACATCCATTACAAATCCATCGTCAGATGGATTTAAAGTAATCTCTTTGAAAATAGCAGTTTTGGGACCAAGGTTCATGATGGTTGCTGGAGTTTTTAAACTATAATCGTTTAATGAACCAGTAAGTGGATTATTCAATTTTCCGATAAAACTGTCGGTTGTTGGACTATATGGACTACTTCGGTAATAAAAATTATTACTGTCTTCATTATAATAAATCAGGTCTTTACAAAATACTCTTCTGGAAATTTGATTATTAGAACCATAAAGTGTTCTTACAGCAAACGGAAACGTATACAAACTTCCATTTACCCAGTTATTTGTAAATGTTTGAGAGACCACACCTTGGCACAAAGCGTAAAAAAATCTATATCTTAATCCCCACTCTGTAAATGCTAATAAATCTTTTGGCAATCCAATAAGTAATCTTTTAGCAAAAACAAAACAACCACGCTCAATTCTATCTTCTTCAGCACAGTTAGTATCCACTACCAAGGTGTTATCAACGTTTGAATAACAATCCAAACTGACCATGTTTTCACATGAGAACGTTTCTGTAACATTTAGTGCGTTTGGTAAATCTTCAATGTCATTACCTACAATACTTGCACCAGAACCATAAGCACTTGTTACAATGCTTTGCCCACCAGTATCCAAAAGGTACATAGTAAAACCACGGTTCATCTGCAAAACCGGAACAACCGAATCCCATGCATACCCATCCAAGAAATCGGAAGACGGAAGTCTGTCCGTTCTCATTACATTGCGAGATTTGTTAGAAATATTAAGTTTGGTGTTTGGTGCATCAACCGTTGGAAGAAGAGAAAAACTATAATAAACACTACTGCAATTATTTGGATTGTCTGGCGGATTGAGGTTGCTATCGACATCTAATAATGTCCAATAAAAATCTGCACCGGATAAATCTTCAGTAGCATCATATTTTGCTGGGTTCGGCGTTGCGCTAAAAGAATTATTTGAGGGTTTACTAACAACAATTTCAACCGATGAATTCGTTGGGGTGTTTAAATAGTTTGAAACCCAACCCATTTGGCCGGTTGTAATTAATGGTGTATTAAGAGGACCAACAGATGGGTTATTATAAATTGCATAGTTTCTATTTCCATCGATAGCACTATAATACCCAACATTGCTTGTTGTAAAAGAAGTAAAGTCATTAGTTGCTTCAAAGAAATATGATGGGTAGAAAATATTACTTTGTGAATTGTGATTCTGAACTGAAATACCCCCTGATGGTAAAGATTGAATTGGTATATTCAATCTAGTTTGGGCCGTAAATGTTAAAGTATTTTCACTACCTAAACCAAATAGATTTCCAATACCATATCGGTTAACATACAATGGTGAATATGGGTCAACCCCTCTTTGAAGTATTAAGACATATTGGTCTTCAAAACCATTAAAGAAATCTCGCGTTTTGACGTTCAAAGCGGTTTGTGAAACCCAGTTACCAAAATCTCTACGTGACCATTCGATTGTAGTTGAAGAATCTAAAATCCCCATAAAACCACTATTACTAATAGCAAACGCATCACTTACAGTAATTGCCGTAAGAACCTGGTAGTATTCCAAGTCAGCAGGGAACTTGTAATTGTCTATGGTAGAGCCGGTATTAAGGAAGTAGTTTTGTGTTGCATTGGCTGTCTGACTTGTAGCATAAGTTACAGACAAAGGTCCACCATTAGGTAGAAGGGTTGTTCCGCTTATACCTAAAAATCCTGTGTTACCAGTGTATAGAAAGTTTTTGTCTTCTGTCTTGTCTATTCCAACCATTGTCAACAATGTACCAGCAGCTAAAGGTGACTGGGTCAAAATTGTTAAAGTATTGTCAAAGTGTTGGATTGTAGCATTATTAGGATTGTCAAAACTCACACTTATTTTATTCACCCCATCAAAGTATTTTTTTCTAGTATTGAATACGTTAATTCTTTGAGCCATTGGGATATCACTAGAAATCGCAAAAACTTTTTTAGGAGTTCCAAAAGTATTCAAAGTGTCGGGTAGTCTTGACACTTGAGATTCTGTTGAATTATATTGAGCAAGTTTTTTTAAATCCGCAGTCCTAGTACCTATTGCTTCAGAAAAGATTAAAGACAACACGGAAACGTTTGCATCACTAATTCCACCATCATCATCATTCTTTTCAGGGGGAAGACCAGGATAATCTTCAAATGCTTCAAAGTACAAACCACTCTGAGTTAGAGGGCTTAATAACGAAGATGGTGTTGAGTCCCCAGCCCCGTCTAAACTTGGAGTCTGGCACTCGCAGTTTTGACACTCCGGATAGGTTATCATAGGAAGTCTCAAAGGACCAAACCTCAAAAACTGAACAAACCTCTGTAGCAAATTACTCAGGGTTTGTCCCCCAAGTAAAAGAGCAGTGCCAGCAATAATCAAAGGAATACCAGCGCCACCAAAAATAGCTAGAGCCCCACCGATAACAATGAGAGCATACGCAACAATATTTTGGAATCTTACAACAAATTGAATAAGAGGTACAATGAATGTGTTAATGACAAATCCTAAAACATGGTAATTAATCAAAATTATAGGAAATATTAATTGAATAAATTGCATCAATATTGCAAACAAGAAAAATTGCGTACTGAAGTTTTTAACCCCATCGTTAACCGGAAACTTATTTACCGTTGTTTCACAATCACTATCCCCAATCTCCTTAATACCAATGAACCTTCCTCTGTTAATCCCCCTCTTATACTGGTCAATGAGACCGGCAGGAGTGTATACCTTATTGTACTCCAATTCATAAAACGTGTCTTCACAATTGATTGCTGCCTGCAACTTTTGATTGGATACCGTAGCAGACTCAGCATCAGTGTAACCCGTCCAGTCCAAACCAAAATAATAAGAACTAGCAAGTTCTCGGCTTGTATTCAATGAGTTGTCATAGTTTGGGTCAATAACTGTTGTTCTCCACCCATATTCCCTAATATTTGGTAGTAGATAATAAGCTCTTTTGACTGGTTCCGTATCCGTTGGAGCTTGTTGCCACTTTACTTTAAAACGATATTTTCCCTTTGTTGGAATACCTACTCTAGGGTCCCTAGAAAAAATTCTTTGTCCTTCTTCGTTAGTTGTAATATAATCCATGTTCATGGGAACCTCTATTAACCAAGTTCCGTTATCATCAATTACATTACCAGAATTTTCCAACCGGTATTCCTCAAGAATTGGCCTGCCCTGGTCGTCCTGAACAATGGTTTGTCTGACAGCTAACAACTGTCCTGGTCCGGTGGTTAAATCACAAAGATTACCCATGTTATCTTTAGGCTTACATCCTGCTGTTAGTAAGGATGGTGGATTGTTACCAAATCCCAATGGTGCTGCAATTTTAAATTCGTCACCAGTGGAGTAAATTGAACCCATAAAAACAGAAGTGGGTTGAATATCTACATTCGCTTCATCTCTTAAATCAAAATCAATTCTGCTTATAGAAGATTGACACACAGTTGGTTCTCCCCAAAATGGGGCAACCTCGAAGACTTTTTCAATGTGAATGATTTGCGGTAAAGAATCTAAATCAGTGGAAGTTCTAAACCTATCACCAGCAACTTGGGATTCTGTTGCTAAACCAATTCTAATTAAATCCTGCGGTGTGAGTGAAAATTCTCCAATATCACTCAGGTCCAAGTCCATTACTATTGTCTGCTGACCAACTGGAACCCCGAGAATCATGAAATCACCACTCTCATTGGTCTTTACCGTAAACTTGTAGTACTTGTCATAGATTTCAACTACGACAGGGTCTTTGAGAACATCTTCCCTAGAAGGAAAAGTTCCTGTGGCCGCATGGGTTGAATATGATTGTAGATAAGGTAATAAATTGAACCTATATCCGTCATCATTTTTATCATTTGGTTGGGTGTATGGATATAATTGAACAATCCTATCATTCAATGCATCAACATCTGATATTGGCACAAAAACCGATACTTTAGCGTTTGGTATTCCTAAGCCACCATTTGCAACAACTCTTCCAACTACAACACCATAATCCGCACAATCCCTGGGAAAAACATCATTTTGAAATATTTGTAAAGATAAAATTTCAAGAAACTCAAAATCCTGGTCTAATTGAAAGGATATATTCTTATCTATACCAACGTTTGTGTTTATTCTGAAGGATTGTCCCATCTATGGTTTTAATGATAAATATTTATGGTGTTTTTTTTCAAAAACACTTTTTCCTAATCAAAATATACCTGGAAGTAAAATTAAATAAAGATGTTAAGAGAAAGATACATTTTGTAGGTTCTTTACTCTAACAACAATATCTTTTTGGGGATATCTAACTTGGTAAACTTGGTCTGGCTCTGCAAAAATTGTATCATCAACCGGACGAATGATTTTTAACTCTGGGTCCGAATATGGCATTGATGTTTCTGCTCCAGAATATTGTCCCCCAACTTTATTACTAATCACAATGTCAGACACGGTAATTACACCTGTTTGATTCTGGACAATACTTCTAAGTTGTGATAGGTATACATTTTGCCCAAGTTCCCTTGATAGGGGGTCAAAATACAATGAAACATTATTTACGATTTCCGAGACAACTTGACCAGAATTTTGTGTAGCATCTAAAACCACTGAGATATCAACTCCAAGGTCAATAACATTTGCAGTAGTAACCTGAATGTAGTCATTAATCATTCGGTAGTTAGATAGATAATTAGCAACATTTTGTTTGAGGGTATTCGAAACAATATTTGTTAATTTACCTGAAGTGTCAAAAGATAATAAGTTAATTAAAATCTTGTTATTATTTTCCGTTATTGAAACTTTTGCTGGTGCTCCAAACTGACTTGGCATATTTCTCAAAAGAGATTCATAGTCATTAACAGTAACTGCTCTTTGTTGAGCTGAAAAGTTGAAACTAACATAATTTCTAACCTCTTCAGTTGTTGGTACATTTGAACCTCCTATTGCCGCTGTTGGGTTATTACATCTTAAAGAGTTAATAACCGATGAATTAATTGTTTGCGATGGACCATTCACAAAAAATGAAACAGTACCAATTTGATTGATAACATTAGTTCCTATGTTGGTTGCCAAACCACCACCAATTCTGTATTGAACAAATAAAGTGGAATTTGGAATTAATGTTGAACCTAACGAGAAGTTGTTACTTAGTGATTGGAAATTGATTGGTGTTCCTAAATTAGTGAAAGCATTCAATTGGTCTTGTGCAGAGGTAGTACCCCCTCCAAAAGTCATTTTGAGAAATCCCTCTGGTGTGAATTCAGTAATAAATCTGTTGTTAGTTTGAATATATCTTCCAACTTTGATACCAGGTTGGTCTGAAACTTTTGTTGGGTCTTCGATAAAAACCCTATCCTCAGCTAATGCACTTACCTCTAACAATCTATTATCTAAACCCAAAAATTCAGATGCTGTTGGTACATTTGTGTAATTGGTGCCAGATTTTAAAAGCACACTTGTAATTCCTAAAACATTTTTTTCAGGTAAAAATAATTCGTAGAAAGGTCTCACATCTGCAGGATTGATTACCCTTTTGAAAACTTTAGTAATTCCGTTTACAACTAGCTCTCGTTTGGTAATTGTGTAATTAATAAGATTACCATTAGCATCAAAATTTGGAATTTTTGTTCTATTTGGGAATCCAGAACTATTGTATGGCGATGCAAAATCAACGTCATTTTGGTTTTCAAAAGCAATTCCCGCTCCGAATACTTGAGACCCACGAGTCAAAATTCCCAAATATCTCTCGTCTTCCTTATCACCAAACGCAGGAACTGTTACAGAATAATCAACTAAAGCAACTGAAGGTCTTTGTCCTGGAATTTTCAACCCATAGGTTCTTGCAATGTTATAAATTGAAGAACGCTGTTGTGCATATTGCAAGACAGTTTCTTGTATACTCCTATCAATATTATAGTGAAGGTTGTCGGCAATAGCAGCATTTAAATCCAAAAAAACAGAAAATACTGAAGCATCGTTAAAATCCTGAATAAGTTCTGGATAATAAGTTCTTACATAATTCTGTAATTCTATTCTTATACTTTCGTAATCCCTTGCAGTATAGGAAATTCTGTTGTTAGCCATATATTGTTAAATATTCAATATGATGAAATCACTTTGGGCAAAAGTGTTATTATCTACTGCGTAATCGATTTTTACTTTTGCAGTGTATTCCGAGGTTCCTTTTCCAGGAACTCTAAATACATTATCTTTTGCTTGTCCAGGTATACTTTCACCACGAGCAAGTGGAACTTCTTCTAATGGGTCTGCCGGCTCGATTGTTATATTATTTATCAACAAGTTTGGCATAAATTGTTGAACCGAATCTCTTATGTCAGCCTCGATTGCATCAAATGTTAACCCATCAAAAGGTTCAAATAAAAATTCATATAACCTAGTCCCAAAAGTCGGTAGGTAATATCTAGAGCCTTTTTTTGTTAAAAGAAGGTGAATCAAATCACTTCGTATTTGTGCAAATTGTGTTTCCGTTAATAAAAGAAAATCCCCTTTAGTTGAATTTTCAAAAGGAAAGGATAATCCATATGTTACGCCATCTGCCATATCAGATAAATATAGTCCTAAACTTTTTATAATAAAACAAAAAACCCAACACTGATGTGTCGGGTTTTTTATTTATTAAAAGGAAAAATAATCTTTATGCCTCACATGCCACGCAAGCTAAATCATTTAGTCCCAACTTCTTCCTCGCGAAAGCCTGAGCCGAGTTCATTGAATGTTGGTAATACAAAGTTTTAACTCCAAGTTGCCAAGCATCGACTAATAGTTTGTTCACATCCTTAGTAGGCATATCCGGAGATACCATCAAGTTTAAAGACTGAGCTTGGTCAATATAATCTTGTCTAACCGCTGCTTGGTTAACAATCGAAGATTGATTGACTTCCGCAAAAGTCCGAAAAACCTCTTTTTGTTCATCAGATAAAAACTCAAGATGTTGTACAGAACCATCATGTTTTTTGATACTATCCCAAGTTGTTTTATTATCTTTACCGATTCCTGCCAACAACTTTTTCAATATTGGGTTTTTAATTGTTACTTTTAATTTTGCAACGTCTTTTACATAACAATTAGACCAAATTGGTTCGATTGATTGCGAAACCTGTCCTAGAATAAAAGCAGAAGAAGTTGTTGGAGCAATTGCATTCAACGTTACATTTCTTCTACCATATCCCACTAAAGTTTCTGGTTCACCGAACATTTCCGCAAGTTCTGAGGAAGCTTTGTAAGATTTGTCTTTAATCAATTTGAACACTTCCACATTTAATTTTGCGGTTTCTCTACTATCGAAAGGTAAACCCTTAGATTGAAGTAGGGAGTGCCAACCCAACACACCTAAACCCAATGCTCTTTGTCGAGTAGCAAAGTTGTAAGCTTTTTCTAAATAGAAGAAAGCACGTTGACCCTCTAATGTTCCGTTGTTTCGTAAATCGTCGATTTTACTAATAAACTCAGTAACAACTGCGTCCAAGAAATAAACCATCATTTCCACCGCATCAGTATCTTTCCACTCGTCGTAATGAAGCACATTCATAGATGAAAGCACACAAACAAACGACTCTTCTTCTGAATTGTGAAGAGCAATCTCAGAACACAAATTCGAATTGGAAATTTTCATGTCTTTATCTTTGTACACCTCAGGAGCTTTGTTATTCATAGTATCTGAGAACATAATATACGGATAACCAATTTCCCCTCTTCTTTGAATTACTTTAGCCCAAATAGCTCTCTTTGCTTTATCCCCAGCAATCATTTCTTCCATGAATTTATCCGAAACTGTAACAGCGTGAGTCAAATCTTGAATGGGAAACCCTTCAGTCCCTATTTCCAAAAATTCCATAATGTCCGGATGTTCTACGGGAAGATATGGCGAAAATCTTCCTCTACGAGTAGAACCTTGTGAAATGTTATCCACTACACTTTGGAATAGATTCATGAAGTGTACCGCACCAGGAGCGTGCCCGTTATCTGTAATTTCAGCACCTCTACCACGAATGTTTCCAAAGTAACCAGAAGTACCACCACCCATTTTACTCATTTCACCAACTTCAGCTTGAGTGTAAAGAATAGATTCGATGTTGTCGCCAACATTAGAACCGAAGCAACTTACGGGTAAACCCCGCTTTTTACCGAAGTTAGCCCATACGGGAGAAGATAGAGAATACCATCCTTTACCCATATAATCGTAAAATTTCTCTGCGAACCCTTCAATGCCCAATAGTTTTTCTGCGTGCTCAGCAATTGTTTTGATACGTTCTAGAGGTTCTTCCCCTTCACTTAAGTATCCTCTGCGGAGGAATGTAATTGACTCGTCGTTAATCCAGTCAAAAGGTTTTCTGTTTTCCATATTATTGTTATAGTGTTAAATTAAAATAGGTCGTTGAGGGTAATTGATTTAGATTTTTTGCTGTAATTGATACTTCTCTTGTTAAAGAAATCTGTGTGTTTTGTTGTGAGAATTTCATCATCAAACCACTCGGTAGTTTCCAAAAGTTTAGTATCAACTTCAAATACGTTATCTATACCAATAGCATTTAAAGATAGGTTAAAACGGTGTTTAATAAATTCAATTGTTTGTTCTTTGGTGAGAAAATCTAAATTACCTTTTTCAAAAATCCAATCAACAATTTCAGATTCAGCATTAAATGCATCCTTGGTAGCTTCAATTAAATCTTCAACTAGTTCTGGTGTCCACCAACTTGGATTTTCTTTCTTAATAAGATTAACAAGCTCAAAACCAAATTCAGCATGAATGTTTTCTTCTTTTGAAGTTGCTTCAACAGCGTTACTTGTACCTTTCAATACGTTTTTGTGTTTGTTGAATGACATGATTACCAAAAACTGGGAAAACAATGATACATTTTCGACGAACATAGAAAACAATACAACCGATTCAAAGTAATCCTGATTATCGATAGCCTTTGTATTAGAAATTGTTTTTTCTAAATACTTGATTCGACGACGAATTGCTGGTACTTCAAGTAGATTTTCAAATTCACTATTTAAACCAAGTAACTGAATTAGGTGCGAATATGCGTCAGCATGACGAACTTCAGACTCAGCAAAAGTTGCACCAACGCTACCAATTTCTGGTTTAGGGAGTTTTTTGTAGATGTCACCCCAAAATGTTTTTACGGCAATCTCGATTTGTGAAATAGCCAGCATTGCTCTCTTTACTGCAGTTTGTTCTTTTTCATTCAAATGAACTTTAAAATCTTGAATGTCAGAGGTAAAATTAAACTCTGTATGAACCCAATAAGAATGTCGAATAGCATCCACATATTCAATTAAATTTGGGTATTCGTAAGGCTTTAAATTGGTTCGTTTAGTAAAAATATTTGGTTGGTGTTTTGACCTATAAATTATGTATTCTTTTGCAACATCGTTGAGACCATTATCCATTAATTTGTTTTCTACCATATCGTGAATTTCGTCGACATGGGGAGTCCCAATTTTATTATTTCTAAAAATTCCTTTCTTAGTTATTCTTGCAATTTTTTCAGCCATTTCACGGTCAACTTTGCCAATGCCTTGCATAGCTTTTATAATAGCATTCATAATTTTATTCTCCTCGAAAGGTACTTTATCACCACTGCGCTTTATTACAAAGGGAGGTTCGTTAGATATTGAATTATCTGTTGTGTTCATTGTTTTTTGTTTAGTTTTTTAATGGCCTATAATTTAAAATAGTTGAGTTAAACCAAATTATTCGGTTGTTCCCTTTGTTTTCTTTTTTCCATCAGTTCTTTAATTCTATCACTCTTTTTCTGTTCTTGTTGTTCTTCGAAACCGAGGAATGTAACTGAAGATTCTGTATCGATTACTATAAGTTCATTATCAAACTTACAGTTTTCGAAAACGACACCATCTTGCCCTAAACGAGACTTTGTAATTGCTATTGTAGCTAACTTCATTTCTTTTTGTTGAAGTGTTTTAGCAACTGATATAATAACGTGACCAACTTGGGCTTTCTTAATAGACCCTCCCATTTGGTCAGTAGTAACAACTTCAGATGATATTGAAGACCGGTTACCTTGTGTTGCAGTCCATCCGGCAATACCCAATTCATGGCACATTGCCTCGAAGTGTCTCATGACAGAACCCTCAGCCTTCCATTCATCATTTTTGAGGTTGTCCGGAACCACACAATCAATATAGTCTAAGGTTATCATATCAAGGTTTGTACCATCAGCAATCATTTTACGTACTTGGTTTTTGATTTGATTCATAGTCAAGGTATCGGAAGGAAGTTTCTTCAAAATCAATTTGTTAGGCATTGTATTTTGAATTTCTTGAACTTTTTCAATAACTTCGTCTTTTCTGATTGAGAGATTATCAGGTTCAATTCCAGTCCAAATTGTGAAATGTTTTCGCTGAATGATTTTAGGATTGTCTTCAAAGAAAATCTGAAGAACATTATAACCCATACTGAAGGCCGAGTTAGCAATTTTTGTCATTAAAGTTGTTTTTCCAACCCCCGTTGGGGCAAGTATAACACCAATTTCACCCTTTGCTAAACCTCCTTTTAAAAGCCTATCTAAACCATCGATTCCCATCGGAATCGGATGTCTATAATCATCATTTAAAACATCATCTAAACCACTGAACACATCCAATAAACCAGTTTCTCTCTCTCCAACTTGAAGTGCTTCACGCACCATACTTTCAACTTGGTCATAAGATTCGAAATCACCATTAGTGATAATTTTTTGTGCTTTGTCCATTGCTTTCTGCAGCTCTTGTTGCTTACAGAACTTTAATGCTTTTTCTTGAACAAAGACGCTTCCATCAAATGGTGCATCTTGAATTTGCTTTATTGTATCAACAACTATTTTGAGGGCTAATTCTTGGCTAATTTCTGTTTTAGCTATTTGCTCAAGGGTCTCAAAATTGGGTGTCGTTTGATACTTTCCATAGTACTCTCTTACCATTTGCACAACAAGTTTAAAGTACTTGTTGTCAAAGTAAGAAGGTTCTAAAACATCGATAATCGACTGAGCGAATTCTTTATCTAAAATGAGTTGGTTTAAAAGTTGTAGTTGAAATGTGTTTCCTAGATAATCGAAATTCTTAGTCATAAAATGTAGTGTATTCAGTAAATATTACCGACTTAGGTCGTAGGCCATATACTCGAAATACAAATTTTCCCCGGAAAAAATGTCAGTCAATCCTTTAAGAATGTTTTTCAAGCTTGGGCGTACGTCAACGGTATAACGGACTTTGGGAGGGTATAGTTTACCATCAAAAATTCTGTGAAAAATAATCTCGTCTGCCAATTTGACATACATATTAAAGTTCTCTGGTTCGTCAGTATTTGAAGTGTTAAGGAGCTCAGGGTCTAGAAAAATTGCATCTTGATTATCCATCAAATACAATACTGTTTTCATTTTCAAATCACTCGCCAAATCATCTTCGACTTGCTTCATAAAAAATGCCAAATCATAGGACCTGCGTGCATAAGGATTAAAATTTCTTACGTTAAAAAAACGTTGTACCACAATATTATCATTGAGGGTCAACAAAAATTCCATTTTAATTAGAGTTTCTTCTTTCATGTTTAATTAAATTTAGTTTGATTAAATTGTCTTTTTTCTTTTCTTGTTAGTTTTAAAAAGGGTTTCAAAAACTCGACGAACGCTTCGTCTGTTTTCGGGAGATATTTGAAGAAACCATCCTCCATCATCATCATTATTATCGTCTTTCTTTCTCTTCCCTCTGGGTCAAGCGATTCACTATAATATTGTCGTACGATTTCTTTGGCTTCTTCAGTTATTAATGGATTACTCAAGTCCATTATTTTTTGATTTACTATGTAGTATTCATTTCCTAATTCACCATCTTTTGTTAGACCATTAAGAATATTTTTTAAAACTTTTTGTTTTGGATTTTTTTCTATTAAACTCTTTGTTCTAGTTAAAATATCAGAAATTAAAACCGACTTTTCAAGTACCTCAGGAAAAATTTTTACAAATGTTTTTTCTCCAAGACGACTAATACCTTGAATATTATCACTTTGGTCTCCTAAAAAAATTTTGACAACCAATATATTTTTGTGAGGAATATATGAATTACCAAATTTTACTAAGTCACCATTTTTATAGGTAAATTTTTGTAATGGGGAATACAAACTTGTGTGTTTATCAATCAACTGCAACAAATCCTTGTCTGAAGAAAAAATTGTTTTGTGTTCATCACTTGAAATTTGACAATAAAATGCGATGAGGTCATCCGATTCATTACCTTCTATTTCAACTTGACGAACAAAAATTTCTTCAAGGTATTGTTTAACGCGAAATTTTTGTGAATGATAAGACTCAAGTTTTTCTTCAGTCATATTGTTTTTACGATTCAGCTTGTATGCAGGATATAATTCACGTCTAGTTTTGGAGTTATGTTTTCCATCCCAAAACACGACAATTTTGTCATATTCATTGTCCACAAGTTGTTTTCTAAGTGTGTTGAGAAAGTGGTAGATTCCACCAATGTGGTTTCCCTCAACAAATAAGTCGCGGACTCCGTGGAATCCGATTTTGAATAAGTTATCTCCATCAACTAATAGAGTTTTCAATTATATTTTTTTAATTGTTGTACAAAAGAAAAATGACTGATTAAATCGGAACCTAACCAGTTCGTTTTTGAATATGATATGTCTGAAAGCAATTTAAAGTGCGTCTGGGTCCTTGTCTTCTTTCAAAACAAAGTCACCATCGCTTCCAATGATTTCTTTCCAATAGTCAGAATACTCTTTCTTGTAAGCCTCAATAGAAGCCTTCTCTTCTGTTGTATCCTTACCGGCCAAGAAACCATGTGGAGTAACAATAATTTTTCCGTCTTCATATCCCAAACCATTGATGTGGTTTTTCATAACGGAGATTTTGGTGCGAGAAGCAAACTTCACAGTTCTCTTGTCCTTAGTAGCTGTAATCTTGGTCGTACCAGCACCTTTTTGATTACCAAATAAGAACACCAAAGATGAGTTAAGCCAAACAGACTCACCACCCTTAGCTTTAATTTTAGGTTGACCAAACG